AGTCAGAGTCGATCACGGAGACCTTCCCCGCGCAGGGGCCGGTCAAGACCAAGATACTGGGCAAGCAGACGCCGGAGAAGGACGAGGCGGCAGACCGGGTGCAGGACGACATGAACTACGAGCTGACCGAGGTCATGCGCGAGTTCCGTCCAGAGCACGAGCGCATGCTCTGGAGCCTGCCGGCCACCGGCTCGGCGTTCAAGAAGGTCTACTACGACCCCAGCCTGGGGCGACAGGTCAGTATGTTTGTGCCCGCCGAGGACATCATATTGCCCTACGGGACGACTGACCTGGACACCTGCTACCGTGTAACCCACACACTGCGCAAAACCAAGAGCGAGATCATCAAGCTGCAGCAGGCGGGCTTCTACCGCGACATCGAGCTGCCCGACCCAGACAAGAGCAAGACCGACATCCAGCAGGCCAAGGACAAGGAGACGGGCTTTTCGGACCTCAACGACGACCGATACACCCTGTACGAGAGCCATGTTGACCTCGTGATCAAGGGCGACGAGCACACTGAGTGTGACGAGGACGGTCAACCGCTGGGGATCACGCTGCCGTACGTGGTGACGGTGCTAAAAGGCAGCAACGAGGTGCTGGCCATCCGCAGAAATTGGTCGCCGGACGACACGTTGCACCTGAAAAGGCAGCATTTTGTGCACTACCAGTACATTCCGGGCTTCGGGGCGTACGGGTTCGGGCTTTTTCACCTGATCGGGGGCTACGCCAAGAGCGCAACGAGCATCATGCGCCAGTTGGTGGATGCAGGTACGCTGTCCAACCTGCCCGGGGGCCTGAAAACCCGTGGTTTGCGCATCAAAGGCGACGACACACCCATCGCTCCGGGCGAGTTCCGCGACGTGGACATCTCCTCGGGGGCGCTGCGGGACAACATCCTGCCCCTGCCGTACAAAGAGCCGAGCGCCGTGCTGGCGGGGCTCATGGACAAGATCGTCGAGGAGGGGCGCAGGTTCGCAGCCACCGCAGACATGAAGGTCAGCGACATGTCGGCGCAGGCTCCGGTGGGCACCACGCTGGCGTTGCTGGAGCGCCAGCTTAAAGTGATGACGGCGGTCTCGGCCCGGTTGCACTTCTCGTTCAAGCAGGAGCTCAAGCTGCTGGCCGGGCTCATCCGCGACTACACGGACGACGACTACGACTACGAGCCGGTCGATGCACCGCGCAAGGCCAAGAAGTCAGACTACAGCCACGTCGAGATCATCCCGGTCAGCGACCCCAACGCAGCCACCATGAGCCAGCGCGTTGTCCAGTACCAAGCGGTTATCCAGATGGCGCAGATGGCCCCGGACATCTACGACCTGCCCAAGCTGCACAGGGGTATGTTGGAGGTGCTGGGCATCAAGAACGCCGCTGAGCTTGTGCCGCTGGAGGACGATCAGAAACCGAAAGACCCGGTCTCGGAGAACATGGCTGCGCTTAAGGGTGAGCCGCTCAAGGCGTTCATGTACCAGGACCACGAGTCGCACATCAAGGTACACACCTCGGCCATGCAGGATCCGATCATCATGCAGCTCGTGGGGCAGAACCCCAGAGCGCCGCAGATTCAGGCAGCCATGACGGCGCACATCGCAGAGCACGTTGGGTTCGCATACAGGCAGAAGATTGAGCAGCAGCTCGGCATGCCGCTGCCGCCACAGGACGAGAAGCTACCGCCCGAGATCGAGCTGCAGCTCTCAGCCATGATGGCCCAAGCCGCGCAGCAGGTGCTCCAGCAGAGCCAGTCTCAGGCCGCCCAGCAGCAGGCCCAGCAGCAAGCGCAAGACCCCGTGCTTCAGATGCAGCAGCAAGAGTTGCAGCTACGCGGGCAGGAGCTGCAGATCAAGATGCAGGAGGCCCAGATCAAGGAGAAGCAGATGGCCATCGACGCTGCCGCCCGGGCCGATGAGCTGGCGCTCAAGCGCGAGGAGTTGACCGCACGCATGCAGTTGGAGGGCACCAAGGTGTCTCTCAAAGCGCGTCTCGACACAGAGAGGTTGGCCGCCGAGCAGCAGCGCGATGGCGTTCGCATGGGCGTTGACATCGCCAAGACTAAAGACCAGATGGCTGCGCAGCGCATGCAGCAGCAACAAAAGGAGAAACCAGCTAAATGATCCAAGATTTCGCACGCGTACTGCGCGAGAAGATACGCACCGACATGAACAACTACGCCGATGACTTGGCCGGTGGAGTATGTCGCTCGTACGACGAGTACCAAAAACTCTGTGGGGTGATTCAGGGTCTTGCCCTTGCAGAGCGTCATTTAATCGACCTTGCAGAGAAAGTTGAAAAAGCCGATGAGTGAACTTGATCTCTCCCCCGGTGCATTTGCACTGCCTGATCCCATCCAGACAATGGATGCGCCAGCTCCCAACGCAACAGCGGAGGAAAAAGCGACCAGCCTGCCGTCCCCTACCGGGTGGAAATTGCTGTGCGCTGTACCCGAAGTATCTGAAAAGTACGAGGGAACCACACTGGAGTTGGTTAAACCTACGTCATTTGTTAAACAAGAAGAACACGCCACCACGGTGCTGTTCGTCTTGGAAGTTGGCCCCGACGCATACAAAGACCAAGCCAAGTTTCCAAACGGGGCGTGGTGCAAAAAGGGCGATTTCATCTTGGTGCGCACCTATTCGGGCACACGCTTCAAGATTTTTGGCAAGGAGTTTCGATTGATCAACGACGATCAGGTCGATGCGGTGGTGCAAGACCCTCGCGGTATTACCCGCGCATAAGGAGCGATCATGGCAAGCGAATTTAAGTTTCCTGACGAGCAGGACGACAAGGACGACAAGATCGAGATTACGACATCGGGTGAAAGCGATGTCGAGATTGAGATCGTAGACGACACCCCCGAGCGTGACCGGGGCCGTAAACCGTTGGATCGGGAGGTCTCAGACCCCACCGATGACGAGCTGGACAGTTACACCGAGGGCGTCAAAAAGCGCCTGAAGGAGCTGACCCACGCCCGCCACGACGAGCGCCGGGCCAAAGAAGCCCTGGCCCGCGAGAAGGCAGAGCTGGAGCGGCTGGCGCAAGCGATGGTGGACGAGAACAAGCGTCTCAAGCAGTATGTGCAGTCGGGCACCGAGCAGTACATGACGATGGCCAACCAAGCGGCGGAAGCCAAGCTTGAGAAAGCCCGGCGAGACCTCAAAGCCGCGCAGGAGGCGTTTGATACTGACGCCATCATTGCCGCCCAGGAAGCCCTGGCCGAAGCCAAGTGGGACTCGCAGAGTGCAAAAAATATGCGCGCACCCACTTTACAAGAGCCGCAAGAAGATGTACAAAGACAACAACCGCAAAACCAACAGGTGCGGGCCGACGAAAAGACACTGCGCTGGCAGGCAAAAAACCAGTGGTTCGGCTCGGACGGGTTTGAGGAAATTACCAGCTACGCACTAGGGCTGCATCAAAAGCTAGTTGCAAACGGGGTAGACCCCCGCAGTGATGATTATTTCGAGCAGATAGATGCTCGCGTACATTCCAAGTTCCCAGAGATTTTTGGGGGCGCGGAAGAAAAACAACGGTCGCAAGGTTCTTCCACGGCACCAGCTAGAAAACCTGCATCTGTTGTGGCTCCTGCCAGTCGTTCGACGGGCAAGAGAAGGGTTGAGCTTACGCCATCGCAAGCTGCGTTGGTTAAGAAATTCAATCTCGATCCGCAAAAGTATGCACAGGAAGTTTTGAAACTGGAGGCCCAAAATGGTTGAAACTCAAGATCGCACTGCCCGGGAGTTGAAGTCCCGCGATAAAACCGCTCGCGCTGTATACGTACCGCCGAGCAATCTGCCTGATCCGACACCTGAGCCAGGGTGGGTTTACCATTGGGTTGGTACTCATATCCTTGGGCAGGCAAACCCCACCAACGTGTCCCAAAAGATGCGTGAGGGTTGGGAGCCGGTGAAAGCGACAGACCAGCCAGAACTGATGCTCTTGGGTAATGAGAAAACGGGCAACGTGGAGATTGGCGGACTCATGCTCTGCAAGATGCCGACCGAACGCTATCGCGCCCGTCAGGAGTACTACAACAAGCAAGCTCAGGGACAGATGGACTCAGTGGATAACCACTTTTTGCGCAACAACGACCCGCGCATGCCCCTGTTTGCGGAGAAAAAATCCTCCACGACACGCGGTGCCGGGTTTGGTTCTGGTTCAAAGTAACAAGGAGTCCTTAAATGGCATCAGTAGCAGCCCCCTACGGGCTTAAGCCCGTAAATCAGTTGGGTGGCACCCCATATGCAGGTGCAACCCGTACTTATCTCATTGACCCCGCAGGTACCGCCGCAAACATTTTCAACGGCTCGCCCGTGTATGTGAATGCAAACGGCTACTTGGCTGTGGCAACTGCAACCGGCGCTGACGCGACGACTAACGGCTTCCCCGTGGGCACCTCTAACACAGGTATCGTGGGCGTGTTCGTTGGCTGCTCGTTCTTCAACGCGCAAGGGCAGTTGATTTTCTCGCAGTACTACCCCACTGGCACCACTGGTGTGGTTCAGGCGCAGGTTGTTGACGATCCCAACGTTGTGTTCCAGGTCCAGTCCGCTGGCTCTGTGACGCAAGCCGCTGTGGGTGCAAACTTGTTCTTCAGCACTGGCGCTGTGGCAACTGGTAGCACGAGCACTGGTAACTCTACGGCTTCTGTCGTGGCAGGTTCCTCGGCTGTGACCACCACTGCGGCCTTCCGTGTTGTGGGTTTCCCCAACGTGCAGGGATTTTCGGTTGTGGGCGACGCCTTCACTGATGTCTATGTGAAGATCAACCCCGGCTACCATAGCTTCACCAACGCCGTTGGTCTGTAAGGAGTATTGAAAAATGGCAATTTCACGCGCACAACTGCTCAAAGAGCTGCTCCCAGGCCTGAACGCCCTGTTTGGTATGGAGTACGCCCGCTACGGCGAAGAGCACAAGGAAATCTACGAGACCGAGAAATCGGAGCGTAGCTTTGAAGAAGAGACCAAGCTGGCTGGCTTCTCTGCTGCACCTGTCAAGAACGAGGGCTCTGCCATCGCTTACGACAACGCACAGGAAGCGTTCACCGCCCGCTACACCCATGAGACCATTGCTCTGGGCTTCTCGATCACCGAAGAGGCGGTTGAGGACAACCTGTACGACAGCCTGTCTGCTCGTTACACCAAAGCTCTGGCCCGTGCGATGTCCTACACCAAGCAGGTCAAAGCTGCAGCCGTCATCAACAACGGCTTCAACGGCTCGTACCTCGGCGGTGACGGCGTTACCTTGTTCGGCAACAACAGCTCCAGCACTCGTGTTGGCCACCCGCTTGTTGGCGGTGGCGTCAACTTCAACAGCCCGACCACTGGTGTTGATTTGAACGAGACCGCTCTGGAAAACGCTGTGATTCAAATCGCTGCGTGGACCGATGAGCGTGGCCTGCTGATTGCCGCCAAGCCTCGCAAGATGGTGATCCCCCCGAGCCTGATGTTCGTTGCCAAGCGCCTGCTTGACACTGAGCTGCGGGTCTCGACTGCGGATAACGACATCAACGCGATCAAGCAGATGGGCGCAATCCCCGAGGGCTACACCGTCAACCACTTCTTGACCGATCCAAACGCATGGTTCTTGACCACCGATGTTCCGAACGGTATGAAGCATTTCGAGCGTATGCCCCTGGCAAACTCGATGGATGGAGACTTCGATACCGGCAACGTCCGGTACAAGGCCCGTGAGCGTTACAGCTTCGGCTGGTCTGACCCTCTGGGTATGTGGGGTTCGTCGGGTTCGTCCTGATTTTGTAGGGTAAACCCTAGTAAAAACGGCCCTTCGGGGCCGTTTTTCTTTGCCTGCTTATGGGGTACCAAATTGCCTGTAACTAAGTCTCGCTTACCTGTGTCGTAACGCATAAAGGCACTTGCATTCCCGCCAAAGCCATGATACAAAGGAGCCATCCCGGGGTCCCCGGCGTTTCTGACAGTCCCGGCTGACGACATGCAGACAGAGCGCCAACAGTTAACTCGCATGTGAGGAAATCATGGCACGCACTACCTTCTCTGGCCCGGTAAAGTCTGACAACGGTTTTGAGGGCGCAATTGTCGGCAACGTTGTTGGCAACGTCACCGGCAACGTCACTGGCACCGTCACCGGGACCATCATTCTCCCAACTGCAACTGCCGCAGCTCTGGGCGCCATCGCAAACGCTATCAACACCACGGGCAAAGTGACCGGCAAGACGGTTGTGGACATTGCCACTGGCGTGATCTACACCGCTTCGGGGGCTACGGCAGCATCTGTTTGGTACGGGTCCAACGCCACCACCGTCACCCCCGCTTAATAGGAGCGCATCATGACGATGCAAACAGACGTTCTATCCGCTCATATAGAAGCTACGGGCACAATAGTGTCTGGGCGTTTCCGGTTGAAGGGGTATCAGTGCATATCGGGCGGCACGGCGGGCGATATTATTT